GATGAGGCGGCGCAGCACCTTGCCGAACTCGGGGCCGGTGGCGACGGACTCGCGGAAGATAGCCAGGTTGTCGGCGATGAGGCCGCGCTCAGCTGAGTCAAAGCCGAGGCCGTTGCAAATGTCTTGGAACGACTCGCTCATGTCCCCCAGGTCGTTCTCGGCTTGGATCACAAGCGAGCGCAGGGGTCGCTCGACTTTGATGCCGAAGAAGTCCTTGCCGAGCGTCCACGATAGGCAGGCCTGCATGAGGAGGGCGGACTTGCCGGTGCCCGCCTGACCAGCGAGGACGAGGGAGGAGCCGCGGCACAGCCAGCGGTTCCCGATTAGGTTGTAAGGGTCAGCCTTGCGGTCGAAGGAGAGGAGGTTTGCGATGGGCATCCTTGCGGGGCCGTCCTTGCGCTTGGAGATGCCGGCGATGGACTTGAACTCGCCCTCGGCGTAGGCGAGGAGGGAGTCGGGGTCGGAGTTGCCATCGGCGACGGCCTTCTGGATGCGTAGATTAACCGAGGCTATTCTACGCAACCTTGCGGTGATCACGACCTGCTCGGCCCATGCGGGATTGGCCGCAGAGAAGCCGACGACGGTGGTCATGTCGTTGACCGTGATATGGTCGGCCACGGCGCCGGCGTCGCGGAGGGCGGTCGTGACGGTTACCTCGTCGGGGGTGATGCCCTGGGCGGAGAGGTCGAGGAGGGTGGTGGCAATCTCCTGATGCTTGGGCTCGAAGAAGTCGGAGGGCATGATGCCCTCGGGGAAGGTTGCGCCGTCGCGGATCAGGCAGCCGAGGAAGTGTCGCTCGGCGTCGAGGTTTGCAGGGAGTTGCATCGTGGGGGGTTCAGTAGATGGCCCCCGTCCCCCGTTGCGTCAAGGCCTTTGCTTTTTAGCCGGCTTGGCCTTGAGCCCCCAAAAGGGGACGCGGCGAACGTAGGCACCTAAGTCTTGCCTGATCTTAATCGTCTGAAGGACGCCGGACTTCACCCCGTGTTCAAGGTAGCGAATGGTCGAGGTTCGCTTGAGCCCCCAGCGCTTGGCCCAGGCTTGCCAAGTGAGGAACCCGGGTGGGGCTTTCTCGGCTTGGTTCTGGAGTTCCGCGACGATGGCCCGAAGGGTGGCGTCGGTCAGGGGAGGCCGTTTGCCTTGGTTAGCCATCAGCGCGACGGGGTAAAGAAATTAAGCCCGGTCTGCCAGACCCAGCGCTTGCCGACCTTGTGGACAAGCCAAGCCTTCCAGTCGTCGCCGTCGACCCAGCCGGCCACGAAGCCGGAGCCCCAGCGGGCGGTCGCTAGGCGGTGCGACGCGTAGCCCATCGCTTCCTTCTGGCATAGGCACCCGGCGCTGAAGGCGTTTCCGCTGCCGTGCTGGGTTAGGGCGATGCTGGCGAGGGTGTGCGTGTGGCCGTGGACTAGGCCGCCACCGTGAACGGCGTAATGTAGGCCCTGCTTAACGGTAGCGTTCTCGCCGTGGGCGTAGCCGTGGACGAAGGCCACGGGGCCCAGGCGGTAGACCCCGAGGTCGGCGTGATAGGGCAGGATGACCTTGGCGCCCGCTTGCTTAGCGGTGCGGTTGATGGCGTCCTTGATGTCCTGGCAGTAGTCGCGATGCAGGGCCGAGCTCGACGACGCGATCAGGTTGTCCAGGCGGTGCTCGTGATTGCCCCAGAGGTAGACGGTCGGGCGGAAGCGTTTGAGGAAGTCCATGCCGGCCTCGAGGTCGGCCTTGAGGGACTCGCCGCTTTCCGCGTCAGAGGTGCCGACGCCACGGCGCAAGGCGCGGAAGTCGAAGTGATCGCCACCGGCGATGCGCACGGTCGGCTTGTAATCCTTGCAGAACTCCCAGAGGGCGGCGAGGGCCTCGGGGTCAGCCATGTCGCCGTGGCTGTCGGATGCGTAGACAAACCGAATGGGCTCGCTCATTTGTTTGCCTCCAACAGTTTGATGACGGTGTTTAGTCGGTCGACGATTAGGTAAAGAAAACCAATCGTGGCTCCCCAGAAAACCGGGTTCATGTCAAACGGTGGTTTCTCGCTCATACCTTTGCAAGCATCAGCCCGAGCTCGACGAGGCGGCGGTCGCGGTAAGCCCGGGCCTCGGCGATGTCCTGGGGCGCACGTTCCCAGAGGGCGACGCGGCGGCGGTTGATGCGAAAGTAAAGGACGCCGTTGATGCGGGACAGGTAGCAGTCGGGGTTTGTCGGCTTGGCAAAGGCGGTCTCCTCGCGGAGGCGGCCCACGGTGTGCTTCGGGCATTTGAGCAGCCAAGACGCGCGCTCGATGGTCAGGCCCATGCCGACGGCCCAGACGGCTTGCTCGCGGCTTAAAGTTTCCATGCGCGGGCCATGCGCCGCCCCTCGGCCATGATGTCGTTACGGCTGTTCTGTTTGAAGCAGAGCTCGACGTCGAAGTCCACCTCGGCCCGGAGATCTAAGATTGACCAGGCTTCTTCGTCGTTCGCGGGGAGGATGCCGGCGGTCGAGATGTGGACGGTGCGCAGGTTCCAGTTGTATTCCTCCAAGATACGGCTGACGACCTTGTACTCGTTCAGGTAGCGCCAATCTGAACAGATGACGGTCTCATGAGGCTCGCCGTCTGCGCTGACGAATGGCAGGTAGCGGGCGAGGTGCTCGGCGAAGACGTCGGGGTTCAGCGACCGGGCGAACCGACCCGTTGACACTAGGAAGTCGCGGTTCTTGACCTTGAACTCCTCATTAAAAAAGTCCCCCTCGAGGTGCAGATATGACAGCATAGCGTTCGCGCACTCCTTGAGGGGGTCGGCGAAGTTGACCTTTGCGGCCCGCTTGACAGACCACTCGAGGAGCCCGTTCGCAAGGGTGTCCTTCCCGGCCCTGGAGAAGCCCGCGATCAGGACGAGGGTGGGGCGGCCTTCGACAACGCTCATTGGGCGGTTGTGTCGTACTGGCGGAGGATGCGGGACAGGCGCAGCGCCTTGCGGAACTGGCGGCCTGAGACGTTCAGCGCCTTGCGGAGGTGCCGGTGCTTCACGGTGCCGTCGGTGCGGAGGGCCTCGAGGCAGATCAGGGTGCGGGTCTGCTGGTCACCCTTGCGGGCCTCGGCGACGAAGTCCTTTTCCATTAGAAGGGCGGGGCCTCCTGGCTAAGGTCGGGGGCGGGGGCGGCCTTGATAGAGCCCTTGGCAAACCCGAGTTTGTATTTGAACTGCGGCTTGCCCTGCCATTCGCCGTTGGGCTCGACGGTCACGGCGACGTCGATGGTCTGGCCGGCGGCGGGCTTGAGGTACTCGAGGTACTCGGCGGCGGTTGCGTCGAGGCGCAGCTCAGCGGTGTACTTGCCAGAGAACTTGCCGACGAGCATGGCGAGGGCCTTGCCGTACTTGGCCGAGTAGTTCTTCGAGAGGCAGTTCCCTTCGACGTCGACGAAGAAGATGCGGGCGGAGACGGTGCCGTCTTCCCAGGTCTTCACCTTCTCGAATTTTGGTGCGATCAGTTTCAGGCGGAAGTTGCCGGACTGCTCGATGGTCTTCAGCGGGGGGCGGTCGTTTGCGGGTTGGGTCATGTTGGTATTAGGCGAAGGTTATGGGGGCGGGGGCCTCGGTCGGGGCCTTGTTCAGGTCGAGCGTCTGGATCTCCTGAGAGTAGCCGGGCCAGTCGTTCGACGCGAGGCAGGCCTTGTAGGTCTCGAGGGCCTTGATGAAGTCGCTGTAGCCGTAGGCCATCAGGTCGGGGCCGAGCTCGTAGACGGCGGTCTGGAGGGTTTCCTTCTCGACGCAGATGAAGCGGAAGCCCTGGACGTGCTCCTTGAAGCCCGCGGTATAAGCGGCCTTATAGAAGTTAGCCTGGAGGTTGTAGCGGTAGGCGCGGACGGCCTTGAGGAAGCCCGAGGGGGACGCGTCCTCGCAGGTCTTGAGGTCGTACAGGTAGCCGTCGGTTTCGCCGACCGCGTCGATGGCAGCCTTGATGTTTACGTCCATGAACGAAGTCATAAACATAAACTCGGTCGCCTTAAACTTAAAGCCGTGCCAGTCAATGCAGCCGAGCGCAGCGGCGGCGATCTTGAGGGACTCCTCAGCCTCGTCGGCGCTGAGGACGGTCGTGCCAGGCTGAAGGGCAGAGGTGAAGGCCTCGAAGGCCTGCTTTCCGTCCTTCGTGCGACGATCGCAG